GTTATGGCCCAATTATGGAAAGCCCTTGGAATAGCGACCATGTAAAACCAAGTGAAACAGCATTTACTCAAGCTCCAGTAGGCGCAATTTATCCTGTAGGTGGAAATATTAGTAAATGACAAATGAACAATTACAAGCACTTGGTATTGATGCTAAGTGGCTACAGCCTTTGAATGATACTTTTGCCAAATATGGCATTGATACCCCAAAGCGACAAGCTGCATTTATAGGACAAGCACAACATGAGTCCAACAACTTTAAAACCCTTGAAGAAGGACTATCCTACTCAGCTAATCGACTTATGGCTGTTTGGCCCAGTAGATTTCCTAGTCTGGATGTGGCTAATCAATATGCAAATAATTCTGAAAAACTAGCTAATAAAGTCTATGGTGGTAGAGCAGACTTAGGCAATACAGAAGATGGTGATGGCTTTAAATTTCATGGCAGGGGCATTTTTCAGCTTACAGGGCGCTCAAATTACACAGTATGTGGCGATGCTATAGGGAAACCCTTAACAACGCAACCTGGGCTTCTTTTAGAGCCTGAATGGGCTTGTATGTCAGCAGGCTGGTTCTTTAATAAGAAAAACCTTAATGCTTTAGCTGATATAGAAGATTGGCAAACCATGACTAAACGCATTAATGGCGGTTTAGTGGGCTTAGATGACCGCATAAACCGCATTCATAAAGCAATGGATATATTAGGGGCATAAAGGCATCAATTTGGCAACTGCTAGCTATAAGGTCGAAAGCCTAAAAAGCCCTTACTTGTTGCATCCTTGAATGTAGGCTTAACTGCCTTTATTCTTTAAAATCCATGTGTTTTAACATAATTTCATGGGCCTCTCTAAGCAGCTTTTGAAGCTTAATAATTTTGAGTGTTTGTTTACCCATTTTATCTAAAGCTCCTTGATAATCTTTTAGCAATTCTTTATACCTAGTTTCATAGGTAACTCGAATTTGCTTTTTCTTCATATAAGCTGAATTAACAACTTTTTGTTTTCAATATGGTCTAGCGCAGCTTGCCAAGCTTGAGTCCATAAATTTAGGGCTGTAGACCCTTCATAGAAAAAGTCTGGGTAAACAGCAAAAAAAGCTTCTTCGCAATCATCTGATGGGGTCTTTAAAATGCCCCCAAATGGTACTGGTTCATTTGTCATTATCTTTTCCGATTAAATAAAAAATAATAAAAGCTGTGCCTATCATCACAACTGCTCCAAAAAGCATAGCTTCATCATTAGTCATTACATTTTTTTCTTTTTAATACCTTCTGCTCTACGCAAATCATGACTGTGTAGTTTTTTTCCAACAGACTTAGGCACTTCTCCTGCTTTTTCAGCTACTTTTGCTGCGACCTTACGAGTCACAATCCGACCATTAGATAACTCAAACTCATGCTTTGCACCTTTAGCTTCTTTTCCAACCATCTTTTTAAGCTCATCGTGACTGTAAGCTTTTGTCTTAGCCACAATAACTTTTCCTGACTTTTCTTTTATAGCAGGCGCTTTTACAGTTAATTTTTTCATTACTTTATCCTTAAAACTTTTGCTTTACGCAAGACCTGTTCATATTGTTCTTTAGCTGCATCGTCTAACTGGCGCAAAGGTAAATTTTGATAGTATCGCCATTTATCTCTATAGCCTTGTATTTCTGATGGTGCTACCCAGCCTAAAGCTTTCCAACGAATTGTAATATCAGTTCCTGAAGCAGTCCAAATGTAATTTGCGTTCATGTTAGCTCCTTAAAAAGGTATGTCGCTTTCAATATCAGCCAGGTTTTTAGGCTGGTCAGCTTTATCTTCAGGGACATTTAGATAACACCAAAATGCACCTTCTTTCATGCCCAGTAAAGGTAACATTTCAATCTTGGCCATTAGGTCACCTTTTTTAGTTTCAGTAACAATTCCAATAGTCTGATAACGCTTTTTAGCTTGACCATCTTTATCGGTATATTCAGAAACTGCTGCTTTTAAATAATATTTAATTCCCATAATTACATCCCTTTCATTTGATTAACTTCTGCTTCTACTTCACTTAAAAACTGCTTAATTTCTGCTTCCATTAAAGATATAAAGGTTTCATTCCTATTTACTCTAACAATCAATAGCTGGCTGCGTTCAGGCATTCTTGGGTCAAAACTAACAAAGTCGCACCAATCTCTTTGCGTACAAGCTAATTGCGCTTGCATCTGAATAAAGTATTTTTTAGGCGATTCTTTAGATTTAAAATATTCCCAATGAGTTGCGCTATTAGGACACTTAATTTCGATAAGGCCCAAATCGCTGATAAGACCATCAGGGCTACAGCCAAACCCAGCAATACTAGGATGGTCAACAAAAGCAATCTGGTCGACAAAATTACCTGATTTAACCTCATAAGCTACCCTTGCTTGTGGCTCTGTTAATGTTCCCCACTCCATAACTGCATTGGAGTAAGATTCTTGAATGATGCCTGTAGTGCGCTGTAAAGCTAATTCAATAAGGTAGTTCTGTCTTGATGCAGATGGCCCTGTTTTAGTCTTAGCCAATATGTCGGCTACTCTAGAAGCCGTAACTTTGCCTAATCTAAGCTGATGCCAGGCATCTGTTCCTTGTTCTACTGCAACCCTATCTTCTGTTGTAAATGTAGTCACTTCTTTTTCTCCGCACCAGTTACATTGACCGCTAAATTCAATAATTGCTTTTTCTTCATGGCAATAATGAGATTTCATGCTTGAAGTGCCATTAATGTGCCTTTTTGCAAGTCTTTAGCACTAGCAAGCTTATCTACTGCTGTTTTGTCTTTAGAAAGGGCTTTATAAGCTGCGCCATAGATTTCTTTGAGTTCATCCATTGACTTAGTACTACTTATGGCTAAAACCCATTTGTCTGCTTCTGCAGTCAAATCAGGAATTTCTTCGTCAGGCAAATCCTCGCCAGCGTAAATGTATAAACCGATGCCAAACAAGCTAATGCACTTTACAAGGCAGCGCATCATAGCTGTGTTGACATCCATTGCATTAGGGTTAGAAATGGCCTTGTTCATATTGTTAATAACAGGCATTTGGCAGGTCATTTGTTTGCCCATAGCGGTTACTGTGCAAAAAACCATGACTGATTCGTTAAAGTAAACAGGGTCACCAAAAGTCCATGTGGCTGATGGGTCATTTTGTAGAAGCTGGTCTACTGCCCAAGTCCAAGAAAGATAAGTAAATTTACCTTTGCGTTCCGTATGTTCATTGACATTGATAAGTCTTAATTCATTAAAAGTTTTCATCACTTACTCCTTAATATGGGATTTTTGCTTCAGAAATCATGTCGATTTGGTCGCAAATCAACTTATCGACTAAACCATCAAGCATTGATATTGCATGGCCTTTGATAAAATCTTCACCTTCAAGATATTTTTTAAGGATGATTAACTGAGAAATTAGGGCCTCATCTTTATTAAATCTATTCCAAATTGCATCTTCTTTGTAATCTATTGCTGCTGGTTTTGTAGGTTTTGTAGTCATCACTTTCTCCTTAATATTGACCTGTTACTTTGCCTGTTGCGAAATCTTCCATGTATTCATAAGACATATTCCACAGTTTGCGACCTAAAGCTTCAAAATCTCGCTTTTCAAGCATTTCTTCTAAAGCTGCTATGTCATCTTTGTTCTGAGTAGCAGCAAAAGCTTCATTAAAGTTTTCCCATTTGCATGGGTTGTATTCATCCTTCATAAGGTCTGCTACTTCAGCTTGAAGTTCGTCAGAATCAATGTAGTCATCTTCAGGCTCATAGTAAGCATCATGTCTAGACATTCCCATTTTAGAATCCTCCCAAAATTGCATAAGCAAACATCACTCCCAGAACTACACCTAAAACTGTTACTCCGATTGCTTCTTTCATTTCACTTCCCTTCATCACTTGTTAAGATGACTCCACTATACACCAAAATTAAGGTTTTCAACAACTATTTCTCACTTTCTTTATAGGGATATTCCCTAATAGCAACACTTTTTAAAAGAATTGCTGTATTATCGCTAAAAAGGAGAATTAATATGAATCCAATGGATTTACTAAAGATTGAATTTGGCAGCTTAACCAATCTGGCTGAAAAGCTAGGAATTAAGCCAAACACCATATATTTATGGGGTCAAACCAATGTGCCATTTAAATATTTGAAAGCCATTGAGGAGCTTTCAGGTAACAAATTGACAAGAGAAATGCTTAGACCAGACCTATTTAAAAAGGACTGAAATGCACTATTACCCCCACAACATAGCGGATTATCGTAAAGATACATCCCATTTAACTTTGCTAGAGCATGGCATTTATCGCCAGCTTTTAGACAGTTATTATTTGGATGAAATACCGCTAAGTAATGACCTTGCAAAGCTAATGCGTTCGCATAGCGTTCGGACTGCGGAAGAACAGCAAGCGCTTCAAAATGTGCTTACCGACTTCTTTGAGCTTACAGAAAATGGCTATATTCATAAGCGTTGTGATGAAGTAATTTCTCAATATCATGGCAAATCTGATAAAGCTAGAGCTTCTGCAATGGCTCGCTGGGCTAATAAAATCAAGGGTGATGATGCGAACGCATTGCCAACGCAATCCGAAGGGAATGCTAACCATAAACCAATAACCAATAACCAAGAACCAATAACCAATAGAAAAGCTATATATGCGGAATCTAAGATTCCACCATGCCCCCATCAGGCAATTATTGATATTTATCATCAAACTTTGCCAGAGCTTCCAAGGGTGGTTTCATGGAATAAAACAAGGGAGGCGCATTTAAAACAACGCTGGAGAGAGTTGTTTACCGAGTTTGAATGCAAAAGCACAGAAGAAGCATTGGATTGGTTTAAAAACGACTTTTTCCAATTTATTAAAAACTCTAAATTTTTAACAGGCAAAACGCATTCTAAGGATAGAAGGCCATTCTTAGCGGATTTGGAATGGGTTATTAAGCCCACCAACTTTACAAAAATTATTGAAAGGAAATACTTATGAAATCTAAGCTTGTGAAGTATGGAAACCCTGAAGAACCAAAACAAGAAGGTCAGCCATTAGGTTGCGGTGCTTTTGGCTGCGGATTGCCTGGCACGATTTCTGCTGGCACAAACGGAGAAAGTAGGTTTTATTGCCGATTTCATTATGGTCTAAAACCGCATAAGAATGACCAGGTAACTACAAGAATTCATCAAAATGATAAATTGCGTAGCCTTTTTGATATTTGCACAGCACCTGACAAGTTCTTCAAAGGAAACAACAAAACGACATTTTTTGAGTTAGCCGATGCAAAAGTAGGCGAAGGTCTTGCCGAAATGGGCTTGCAAGAGCTTCATATTCCTAAGAATTTGCTTAAAACTCGTAGAAACATCATTGCAGAGCTAGATAAACGCACTTTTGTAGGCGATGAAGATGGTATGCCTATGCCAAAAGAAATGAATGTTGGTAAGCATTATTTGGAAAAAATTAACTTTAAAGGCTAATTGTGGAAGAAATTAATCCAAACGCAGCAGTAGATTTTTTGCTTAAAAATGCTGGTCTTTTTGCCAAAGCTAAAGCAGAAAGAATCTATCTTGAAGAATTTCGTAAGTCAAAGAAGGCTTTATTGATGCAAGAAGCCCTTTTTAGGGGGGTAGAAGCGATTTCTGCACAAGAACGGGATGCTTATGCCCATCCAGACTACAAAACGCTAATAATGGGCTTAAAAGAAGCCGTTGAAACTGAAGAAAAACTTAAATATCAGCTTCTTGGTGCTCAATTACGAGTTGATATTTGGAGAACAAACCAGGCCAATAACCGATTTATTGAGAAAGCGACATCATGAAAGATTTTTCTTTACCTTATTTGACGGCTAAAAAGCTTTTAGAGGACTACTACACCGCTTGTATTAATCAAGATAAAGGGTTAGCTTGTCAGATAGCAAATGACCTTGTAGAAGTAGTTTTAAAGCTTGAGGACATTACCCATGATGCGTAACCCTTACGCTAGTCATACTGACTATGGCGATTTTTATGGTCTTATACAAGACAACGCTGGCTTTTTGCCATCTAATGTTGATGGAATATGCGAAAGAAAAGGTCAGTTTTTAGTGATGGAATGGAAAAGGGCTAATGAAAAACTCAGCAAAGGCCAAGAATATTTGCTCAAAGCCTTTGCTAAATTGCCAAACTTTATAGTTTTAATAATTTATGGCGATACTGATAATGGCACAAATGTAGAAAAGTTTTATCTTGTTAATCAAGATGGGTCTTGCACTTTAGCAGGCAGCAATTTTCAAGCTTTAAAGCAATTTTATCTACAATGGTATGAATATGCCGACAAAAGCTGAAAAAGACCATTATGGTAAATTGGCACGACTGGGCTGCATATTGTGCAGGCAGAATCAAATTGAAACAACCGATACCCCAACAGAAATACACCATGTGCGTAGGTTCGGAGGCAAAAGA